GTCGCGACCTCGGAAAAATGACGCAAAAACACCCACTTTTTCCAAAGGGGCAAAAGTTTCCAAACCGAAATCGAAAAAAGGAAAACGAAAATAGTCTATGTCGTTGACGCAGAAACAAATTGCAGAACATTTTGGTTTTTCAATCAGTCGTGCATCCGCACTCATCAAAGAGGGTATGCCCCTTGAATCTATTGAATCAGCAGAGACCTGGAGAAACGCACGGTTGTTGCGTGGTCAGCGTGGTGGAGTTGCCCAGCGAACCGCCATTCAAGTTGACCCTTCACGCATCAATCCTGATGACGATTTTGAACAGACGGTGGAGCGACATCGGGAGTTGAAGGAAGCGGCCCGTCAGAGATATATGGTCGCAAGAGATTCTGCTGACGCACAAGAGAACAAACTCTACATCACCTATCAGAACATTTTGAAAACCCTAGTTGCCGTGGAGCGTGAAGCACTTGCAAGAAGATTGGAATCGAAGGAGTTGATTAAAACTGCACACGCACTTGAAAAGTTTCAGAAAGTTTTGGCAGAAATTAAATCTGATTTGTTGTCGCTTGGAATGGATGTGGCTACAATCGCAAACCCAGAGAACCCAGCCACCGCATTGAAAGCAGTTGATGAGCGTGTGAATCGTCTGCTGGCTAAATGGTCACGCTCGGCAAGCGTAGCGGATGAAGATGTTGTTGGTTCTCCACCATCAGCACAACCACCAGACCTGGCAGACTTTGGGGGAAGTGAAGAAGATGTCGGATGAGTTTGTTCAAAGACTGCGTGATGTTCTTGCCCCGGACCCACATCGAGACCCCGTGGATTTTTTGGAGCATAATGTCAGAGTCATCCCCTACTCGCCACAATCGGGTTCATTTAAGATTTCAAATTCTCCCTGGCTGGCAGAACCATTGAGAGCGTTGACCGACCCAGAAGTGCAAGAGATTGGTGCGTTGGGAAATGTTCAATCTGGCAAGTCGTGGTTGATTGAAGGTGGGTCGCTTATCATTCCAGCGTTGGTTCCTGGTCCCACGCTTATTCTCCAGGATATAGACCGAAACGCAGATGACTTTTTAGAGACACGCTTGCGAATCCTTTGGGAGAGTGTTCCTGTCGTGAAGAATCTTTTGGGCATTGAAGGAATTCCAAAGAAGGGTGCAATTCAGTTTCGTGGAAACACTTGTTGGGTGCTTGGTGCAAACAACGAACGCAATTTGCAAAGACGCTCAATCCGTTATATTCTCGGAGATGAAGTCTGGCAATGGGGAGTTGGTTCGCTGAAGGAAGCGTTGGCACGAACGACTGCGTTCCGTTGGCAATCCAAAGTTGTGTTGGTTTCGCAAGGTGGTGTCGAGGGTGACGATTGGTCATCGTGGTGGAAAACAACTGACCAGCGTGTGTGGACATTTGAATGCCCAGAGTGCAAGACCCGGCAACCGTATGAATGGGAGCAAATTAAATACCCACAAGAAGCGAAGCGTGCAAACGGTGCCTGGGATTTGGATATGGTGAGAACGGGAACAACCTATCAATGCAAATGTTGCAAGCACACATTCAAAGACTCAAATCGTGTTCGCACGGAATTAAATGCGACAGGTGCTTATGTTGTAACTAATCCAAACGCACCGAAGTCACGAAGGGGCTACCATTGGAATGCGTTGGCAATGCAATGGGGTTTGACCTGGGGAGACTTGGCCGTGGAGTGCATCGAGGCCAAGCGTGCCTATGAAGATAGGTCTGAAGATTCAGCCAGGAGAGAATTCATTCAGAAGCGACTCGCCCAGACTTATCGTGAGCAAGCGGATGAAGTGAAGATTGAAGCACACATTGGAAACTACAAGATGGGTGAAGCGTGGAATGAGGAAGGTGGTTTTGTGAAAGGCAGACCAACACCTTTCAATCTGATAACGGAAGAAATGCGGAAAGCACCAGACTTTGTTTCTATGCGTTTTATGGGAGTCGATGTGCAGAAAAATTCTTTTTATTATGTCATCAGAATGTTCTCTGGTGATGGTCGTTCAAGGATGCACAGTTGCGGTTTTTGTTTTTCGTGGAATGAGTTGGTGGACATTCACAAGAAAGCCGGGGTTCACCCAGCAAATGTTTTCGTGGATTCTGGAAATGAAGTTGATGTCGTTTTGATGGCTTGTGCCACGAATGGTTGGGTGGCAACCCGTGGTGACCAGCGAACCGAATTCCCCTGGAAGATACGAACACCGATGGGGATTAAAACGGAGTTGCGTCCATACTCATCGCCCGTGATTGAATCGGTTGGAAGCAAACGGACGAAGCGTTTCTATTTCTCCAACTTGCGATTGAAAGACACCTTGTCGCTTTTGATTCGTAAAGGCAAACACACCAAAGCGGATGACGCTCCTGCCGAATACATATCACAGATGACTGCGGAGCGAAGGGTGATTTCTGCTGGTGGCAAACCTATCTGGGAGCAAATTGCTGACCGTGCAAATCACTTCTTTGACTGCGAGGTCATTGTTTTGCTTCCTGCACTAGCGTGGAAACTTACAGGAAGGGTGGAACATTTAACCAACGAGCCAGAGCAATTAGCGACTGAAGAAGAAAGTCAGACAGACTCTTGACACTATGGCTCACTTGGCTACACTCGATATGCGTCTCTTTTTAATTCGGGCTATGGGTTGTGGGAGATGGCAACGCTTCATCCGCAAGGGTGTTGCGTCCTGCGTTGGTTTTTTTGACTCTGGCGTAGCGTTATGGCACAAGCGTCAGGATGTTTTCTTATTCTTTCACAGCAACGCATCGAAGCGATTGCTGACAAGGCAGGTTCACTTTTACTTGAGGGAAAGACTATGATGTCTTATTCCGATTCAGGAACATCCGTGAACAAGAGTTTTCCGATGGACATCCAAACCGTTTTGATAGAGGCCCGCTATGCTCTACAAATCAAGGCACCAGAGATTTATGGTTCGATTGACCGTGTCCGTGTTTATAACGGTCTCTGGAATTTCCGTGGTCTATAATTTATGCCAAAAAAACCCAATCTGAAAAAAGCGGTTCGCAAAGCCGTCAACGATGTCAAAGCGTTCGCCAAGCGAAAAGGTTTGAAAGCACGCTCCGATGTTGGCGGTGGTTCATCCGGCATATTCTCACAATTTGAAGGTGCGAAGTATTCCAACAAAAGAAGTTGGATAAATACTCCTTGGCCAGCCGACCAGAAACGCACGATGACGGTTTTTGACCGTCAAGAATTAACACGCAAGATGCGTTGGTTGTCGGTGAATTCTGGTCTCATCCGTCAACTCATCAGCGACAATGTTCTTTATAGCATCGCAGATGGTATTCGTCACCAGCCAGCATCGGGTGACCACGAATGGGACAAGATTGCTTATGATTATTTTTTCGATTGGGCAAACAAACCTTGCGAGATTTCTGGAAGATACAATTTCTGGGAATGTCAGCAAATCGCTTGTCGCAAAGTTGATGTCGATGGTGAGATTTTCGTGTTGAAAACTTATGCGTCTGATGGTTCTCCACTCATTCAAATGATTGAGTCGCATCGTGTCGGAACATCTGCAAATGCTTCTGGAACACCTGACGGAATGTGGGACGGGATAATGTTCAATAAGTTTGGCCAAGTGGTTGGCTACAATGTTATCAAGTCAGATGGAACAACAAGACTCATTCCTGCAAATTCAATCTGTCACATTTATCAGCCAGAACAAGTTTCGGGTGCAAGAGCATATTCACCGCTTCAGCATAGCATCAATAATTTAATCGACATACTAGAAATCTTGAGTCTCGAAAAAGTTGCATTGAAAACTGCTTCAGACATCACACGCACAATTACCAGAGAGAATCCACAGTTTGACGGAAGCACCGCAGACTTTGAAGCGTTCGGAATGCGTCCACAAGATTATCCAAACGGAGTCTATGACAATCCAGAACAAGTTGGTTCATTCATCGGTGGAAAAATTCTTTCACTAGCACCTGGCGAAAAGTTGGAAAGTTTCCAGAGCAATAGGCCCAACGAAACATTTAACGGATTTATCGAACATCTAAATCGTGATTCCGTTGCAGGATTTTTACCATTTGAATTTTCAAGCGACCCAACCAAAGCAAGTGGTGCGGCCGTCCGTCTAGTTGTATCGAAGGCCGAGCGTTGTTTCGGTTCTCGCCAGCATATGTTTATGACTAGATTTCTGTCACCCGTTTATTCTTACATAATCGGTTCAGCAATCGCCAACGGAGACATTCCAGCACCAAAGACAGACGATTGGAATCGTGTGAATTGGGTGACACCACGCAGGGTGACCGTTGACGCTGGTCGTGAGTCATCAGCAAATCAGCGTGACATCGAAATGGGCCTCAAGACGCTCTCTGACCACTTCGCTGAACTTGGGATGAACCCGGTCGAAGAAGTAAGACGCAGAGCGGCCGATGCTCGTCTCTTAATCGATACCGCAAAGGAATTCAATGTTCCTGTGTCGATGTTATACAAGCCAGCAAACACACCTTCCGCAGACATTGACCAAACCGCCACCGCTTATGGTGACGGAGCAATGCCAGCAGACAATGGATTCACCCCACTCGACAACCCTTAATCAAAAAAAATTTACAAAATGAAAAACTTAATCAAAGACATTAAATCACACAAACCAATTTTGATTCAACCATCGCAAGCGGAGTCATATCTTGAGCGTTCATCCCAGGTTGAAATCCCGATGGGTGCAAAAATGAGTGATATGGGTGAAATGCTTGAAGCAATCTTTGGTGCTAAAGCAACGCTGGAAAAATTTCCACCTTATGCGGTGCTTCCAATTCACGGAGTTATTTCAAAAAACATTTCTGAATTAGAATCTCTTTGCGGATGTTGCGACATTCACGATGTAGAAGAAATGCTAGAAGAATGTGAGCGTGACCCATCAATCACCACAATCATTCTCGACATTGATTCCCTAGGTGGCACATCTGTTGGTGTTCCAGAATTAGCCAACCGCATCAAGAATTGTTCCAAGAAAGTGATTTCATTCACTAGCAATGAAGCGTGTTCAGCGGCCTATTGGCTTGGGAGCCAGGCATCAGAATTTTATGCAACAGGTTCGGCCACCGTGGGAAGCGTGGGTGTGTATATCTGTTTCAACGATATATCAAAAATGTTTGAGATGGAAGGTGTGAAAGCGGAAGTCATCAAATCTGGAATTTTCAAAGGGGCAGGAATTCAAGGCACAAGTTTAGACGAAAATCAACGCAAGATGCTTCAAGCGGAAGTCATAGACATCCACCAAGATTTCAAAGAAGCGGTAAAGTCTGTTCGCTCATTTGTTGAAGATTCTTCAATGGAAGGACAATGCTTCTCTGGAAAGCGTGGTGCAGAAGCAGGATTGGTGACAGGTCTTGTCAATGGTTTCGATGAGTTGATGGAATCGTTGGACAAGAATGTTGCGAAGCAAATGGAAGCAGATGAAGAAAACGATGAGCGTGCTGAAGTTTCTGAATTAGTCGGTGGAGAAGAACACGAAGATGAGAAAGACGAATATGGCATCAACAAGATGGCATCTGGTCGTGCATTGTCTGGAATTGCGTCTGCGGTTCTCAAGAGAAATCCATCAGACCCAGATGACCCAGACTATGACCCAGACACCGACCCAGAATTGAAGGACACTCCAGATGACGAAAAGAAGGATGGAGTTGCCCCTAATGACAAATGCCCAACTTGCGGAAAGCCACACGATGAAGAAAAGTGTGAAGAAGAAGGTGAAGAATCTGATTCTGCAAAAGAAGATGCAAAAGAAGAATCTGATGCCGGGGACAAAGCAGTTGAAACCGATGCCAAGCACGACAAATCTGGCACGATGCGTCACAATGGTGGCAAGGTTGCTTGACTCTTGCGTAGTTTCAAATCTCAAAAATGACTCTCGAACAATCTCTCCAAGCATTGAAAACCGCTTTCTCTGGTAAGTCTGCCGAAGCGGAAGCAATGGCAAAAGATTTGTCAGAAGCGAAAGCGAAGAACGAAACTTTGTCCGCAGAGTTTGAAGCATTGAAAGAAAAGTTGGAAACAACTTCTGCTATCGTTGCCGAGCGTGATTCAGCAATCGCCAAGATTGAAGAATTGACCAAAGCACTTGCATCTGCCGAAACCATCAAAGCGGAAGCAGTTGCCCAGATTGAAACAGTTGCCAAAAAATCGGCAAGCATCGTTGCGGCCGCTGGTGTTGTTCCTGTGGAAATTTCATCCGCAGACAATGTTGCTCCTGCTAAATCGAACGAAGAAATCTGGACCGAGTATTGCGGTATCAAAAATCCAACTGAAAAAGTTGCGTTCTACAACAAGAACCGTTCTTCAATCATCAGTCACTTGGGTATTAAATAAATTTTCTCTAACTAATTATCCTAAAAAAATATGTCCACTAACTCCGTATTAAATCAAGGTCTTGCTCCACAGTTCGTGGCCGCAGAGACCCTTCGAACCCTGGTCCCGGTATTGGCCCCTTTGAACAAAATTGTCACAACCGATTTTTCTTCATATGTTGCTGAAAAAGGTCAAGTCGTTCACACCCGTTTTGCTGACGCTTTCACCGCATCGACTTTCGTTCGTGCGAATGGTTTCGTTGCAGAAGATGCCGTCTCCAACGATGTCGCAATCACTCTCGATTCACACAAATATGTGATGGCAAGTTTTGATGACACCGAAGTTGCCACCATCTCGCTCGATATGCTTCGCCGAGTTTTCATTGCCCCTATGGCCAATGCAACTGTGAAGTCGCTTTTTGATTCCGTTCTCGAAATCACAACTGCGGCCGAATACGGTTACGCTTACTCTGGCACAAAAGCAAATTTCAATCGTCAAGCGATTGCAACCGTTGCAACTAACTTAACCAAAGCGAATCTTCCTTTTGATGGTCGCTCGATGCTTCTCTCACCAGACGCTTTCGGTCAACTCTTACAAGACCCAACCGTTGCTCAATACTTGAGCATTGGTGACACTAGCGTAATTCGTCAAGGTGTTGTTGGCCGTCTCCACGGAATCGACATTTACGAATACAATGGTTTCGATGCGGCCCCTGCTGGCGAGCATCTCAACGGCATTGCTGGAGCAAGAGAAGGCCATGTCATCGTGACCCGTGTTCCGTCTGCACCTACCACAGGTGGTGGAGAGCAAATCACGGTGAGCGACCCAGATTCTGGTTTCGCTTTCAGTCTCCGTTCTTGGTATGATTGGACGAAGGGTCTTTCCAACATCTCTGCTTCCTGGATTACAGGTGTCAGCGTTGGTAACCCTAACGGTGCAAAGCGTATCGTTATCTCTGACCTGTAATTCCTAACGGAATAAGGTTGGTTTATCAAAGCCCCCAGAGATGGGGGTTTTTCTTTGGCCTTGACATTGTGCAAGGTTCTTGTATGATGTATATATTCCAATCAAGGAATACTCAACAACCCAACCCAAAAAACATATGAAACAAAAACCATCAGTAAAAAAATTACTTAAAGCCATTGAAGCAATCAATGACTTGAAGTATTATGATGCTAACAAAAAAACCTGCAACGACAACTTGGACAAAGCAGTTTCTGAATATAAATCAGAACACAACTTGTCATCTGCGTGCGGTTTTATGGATTGCATTAACCATTACAACAACACATACGCTATTTAACAATGACCCCAATGCTCGCCACCACCTACGCTGGGAAACTTCCTGCATCATACGCAGTCGAACCAAAGTTTGATGGTGTGCGTGTGTTGATTGAATGCAATGCACTCACTCGCCAGGTCTCATTCAAGTCTCGCAACGGCAAGTCACTTGAATCGTTGTCACATCTCAAGACACAAGTGCTTGCATTTATTGCTGGGACAAAGGGTGACATCACGCTAGATGCCGAAGCGGTGAATGGTTCGTTTCAAGATACAAGCGTGACAATATGTTCAAAGAAATGTCCAGCGTGGACGGCAACACTCTGGGTGTTCGACATCATCCGCTTTGGTTCATACGCTGAACGGAGAAGTCTGCTTGAGAAGATGACTGCACAAGATGCCATTCGGATTGTTCCTGTTGCCTACAATGTTGACATCAATGGTGCATTCAAAAAAGCAAAGCGTCACGGCTATGAAGGAATCATCATCAAGGATACCGTCAGCGATTATGAATCGAGCGAACGAACATCTGCCTGGCAGAAGGTCAAAGACCGTGAGACTTATGATTGCAAGGTGATTGCAGTTTCATCCAAATCTCTGACCATTGATTTCAATGGTGTTGAAGTTGGAGTTGGATGCGGTTTCAAACCATCGGTTCACCACGCAATCTTCTCAAACCCAGAAGCAATGCTAGGTCGAACAATCGAAGTCGCTTGCCAGAGTATTACCCCTGCTGGCTCTATGCGTCACCCCACCTTCCTTCGTGTCCGTCTAGACAAGTGATTTGACCCCTCTGGCTTGCCTTGTAGGACGCTTTTGACTTCAGCGTAGGGGTATGGGTATCATCCAAGACGAATGGGCATCAGATGCCAGCGAAATTCTTTCAGAGATTCCGAAGTCTGTCACCGTCCGTAGGGGTGCAGGAACACAAACCGCATTCGATGTGTTGGTGTCCCCACCTATGATTCAACAAGACCTAGAGACGGGTGGTTTCTTGTCATCGACTTCCTATGATGTGAAATTCAAACGCACGGACACGGAAGCACACCCCGGTGTTGTCATCTACGGAAACTTAATTCGCTACAACAACGGAGATTTCCGTATTGTCGCAATCAATGACCGTCCACCGTCCGCTTGGATTATCGTGAGAGTTCAATCCAAAGGTGAACCAGCGTAAGCAATGGCATCGCAAGGAAAAATAAATGTTAAGACGATGGAAGTGGACGCAACGATGTTGCAGAAGCATCTCTATGCTTATCAGAAAGTATTGGGTGGGACGATTGGTCAAATCTGCAAGAGACAGGCCGCTCTGTTCTGCCAAGATATGATTTCCTATTCACGCCCGTTCTCTGGAAGCAGACCTGGTGACGGTGAAACAAAACAAGCATTGGCACACGGAATGAACAATGTCAAAAAATCCATTTACAAAATCTTTCGTCCGATTGAAAAGGCAAGCCCTATTGCGATTGCCGACTTGGGAGATTACAACATTTTCAAAATGTGGATGCGTGAGAAACGCCACCGTTCTTCAAAACGCAAATGGCAGAAATTTCAATCCAAGTATGCCAGAGGAAACACCTATAAGTTTTTAGACAAGGGTTCTTCAATGTATGCGTTTGAGGAAATCCATTCTGGTATGCGAACCGATGGTGGACACGGTTCATTGAAGTCTGTGGCACGCCGGGGGAACGGAAAAAAGAATGAACCATTTGTGATTGTGCGTGATGGTGACCAGATTGAAAGATACATCCACAAGAAACAAAAAAATGTCGGTATGCTAAAGTCTGCTTATTGGTGGGCGGCCGTTGCATTGGATGAAAAAATCAAATGCCCAGCGTGGGCAAAACACTCTCAAGCAAGTCGCAATGCAATCTCAATCAAAGCAGGGGAGAACACCGCCAAACCAGAATTCACCGTTGGAAACACCATCGGTGGCAAAGCAGGAAACGACAACTTTGTTCGAGTCGCAATCAATCACCGTGCTTACTCAATGCGTGTCCAGATGGCACAAGAATTGAAAAAGAAAAAACAGAAACTTTGGGAAGCGTGTGCTAATGGAAGCATATCCGCAATCGCTGACGGATTCGGAAACTAAAACTTTATGCCAGAACCTACACTCTACGGAATCAGAACAATCACGGAGCAATCTCTAGTTGCCTTGTTCAATACATATTCAACATCGCTTTCAGGTGTCCAGATTCACGCTGGGCAAACAGAAGAAATTCGTTCCGTTCCAATCATCATTCTCCACGCAGAGTCTGCAAACGCTCATCGTGACCTGGGTGCATTCTGGTTGGGAAACTTTGAAATCACCGTGAAGATTTACATCTATTCATCTGCCGATGATAACACACTTGCACAACACCGAGAGCGTGTGGAAACCGTGCAAGGAATTATGCAAGACATTCCTGGGTTGAAATCTGCGTGGACACAAGGAACATTGTATGCGTCTTGGATGAATTCGGATGACGAAGGTGTTGCCGACAGACGCTATGGAAATGTCTTGTCCTATACGCTTGTTGCGGTGTATCCACCCCTGGCTTGACTCTTGCGTAGTTTCAAAGAAATCTTATGCCAGCACCTTACACTTACGGAACGGCTCACACATTCGGGCTTTATGATACTTCTGGATTCATCACCTTACAAAGCGATGACATTTCAAAGCGTCCTGCGTTAGATGTTGAAGTGATGGACGAAACGGGGCGTGTTATCACAGACCGTCTTGATGACATCCGCACAGAGACTTCAATTTCTGGTGTTCTTTTAGCGTCAGCAACCATTCCCGTTGCTGGTTTTACATTAACCTATGATGGTGTGCAATACATCATCAAGGATGTCACCGACTCTGGAACGAATAACGGTTTCAGAAAAGTGAGTCTTAAATTGGTTAAATACCAAGAGATTGCCTAAACCCGAAAGGGTTCAACCACCGATGGAAAACAGGTGGAATAAGGCCGCAACTATTCTTGCACCTACGGTTCAAATCTGTGGTCGCAAGTTGTTGCCTTTCTGTCTCCGACACCGGGTGGCATTGGAAGAAATTGATTCACCGCTTCTGAATCTAGATAAGTCGATGACGGTTGATTTGTTGCTGGCAACGGTGCGTGTGCTTTCAACTCACAACTTTGAGGAAATACGCCAACCGCTTTCTTGGAGTGAAATCTTGCTGGCAAAGAAATTATCCAAGAATCGGAAACTGTTCATTGAGGAATGTTATCACCTGTCATTGTATATGCAGGCACAGTCGTTGTGGCCTCGCTTCTGGGTCAAAGATAATGACGAAAACAAGTCATCATCTATTGCGTGGACGCTAGCAGTCGTGACATCATTGATGAGAAATGGTTGCACTTACGAACAAGCGTGGACGCTCCCTGAATCAGAAGCAATCTGGATGCACATTGCTCACAGTCGTGCGGAAGGTTCCAGCGTTGAAATAGTTTCCGACAATGAATGGAATGCAATGGAAAAATACAAGCGTGACCAAGCGGAAGAAAAAAAACAACAACCACAACCAACCAATCAAACAAAATAAATGGCAGATGATGTAAAAGTCAAATTTGGCGGAGATTTCTCTGCCATAGACAAGGATGCACAATCAGCGTCAAAAAAGATTGGAACGGCATTAGGTGCCTGGATTAACGACTATGCCGGAGATGTGAAAGACAAATTGAAAGAAGCGTTTTCACTTGAAAAGATTTTCGGAACATATGCTGAAGGAATCAAAAATTATTTTCAGAAGTTTGAAGATTTAGACAATCTCTCAAAGAAACTTGGTGTCACCGCAGTCGAGTTGCAACAATTTGGACAATTAGGAAAAGAAACAGGTGTTGATATGGAAACAATGGGTGTGGCAATCGCATTTGCAAACCGCCAAATTGGTGGAATAAAAGACAACGAAAGAATCAAGAAGTTGATGTTGGATTTGGGTTTCAGCACAAGAGAAGTCACCACCGCAAACATCAAATCGCTCGATGTATTATACAAACTTGCAGACGCTTATGAGAAAAACAAAAAACAATTTGGTGACACAGTTGCTGGGAATATGTTGGCAAAAGATTCGTCTGACTTGTTTGGTCGCTCCGCTTACAATCTAAATGGCATCATCAAGGAAGGAACATCTGCGTTGAAGGAGCGAATTGAGACAATGAAAGTTTTCAGTAATGCGGAAGTTAAGTCGGCCTCACTTGCTTCCAAGATGGCAAAAGAAGGTGCAGAGAAATTTGAAAAAGTCACTTATGGTTCGGCCGCAACTTTCATCGGGACGCAATCCGCAAAGTTTGAAATCTTTGACAAGTTAAAAGAAATTATGGGCAAAGAAGGTGTCGATTATTCTGGAGCGTTAAACAAGCGTGGTTCACAAATTAGAATTGCTGAAACACTTGCCCAAGAAGGCAAAAAGATGGGGTTAGATGCTTCCGATTTGTCAGAGTTGATTTCAAGCAGATACAATAAACCCGGTCGCAGATTGTTTGCTGGAAGTGATGAAAAAGCGTTCATTGGTTTTCTTGTTAATAACTTGAACGAAATCCAGAGAGAATTCGATGCCAAAAAGAATGAAAAACCATCCGTTGTCGGTGCTAACAACCAAACAATTCTTTCCGCTTCATCTCTCCAGCAAATCGGTGGTGGAGATGTTTCATCTGTCCTGGCTGGAACAAACACTCAACTTGTTGACTACGCACGAATCACTTCGGAGAACACAACCAAGTTGGCAAATGAAGGAACACAACCAAACCCCCCGGCATCTGTCGCAAAATAATTTATGGGAAGCCCTACACGCATTGACTACGGTGACGATTTAACCGTTCCTAAAAGACAACCACAAGGAGCGTTCAGCATTGACGCTTATGGATTGGCACAAGCACAACTGACATTTGCAGTTGATACAGACTCGCTTTATTCTTGGCTGGATTTCTATCAAGAGGGGACATTCTATCCTGACGAAGTTGGATTCACAATGGTTTCTTATAAGTATTCGGTGCAAATCGGAAAGGGAAGCGTGTCGATGATTACGATTGATTATATGGGAATTTCTAGGGCTAGCGGTGTAACGGACACGCAGATTGTTGGTGTCTCTACCACCACCGCACAAGCAATCGAAGGACATCCAAATTTCACAAAAGTGTTGGATTCAACAATCGGTGTTGAAAGCGAAACAAGAATTTTAGCAGGACCACCAGAAATACCATCAACAAACGCAAACAACCCAATTTGGATTCCAGATTCTCAAGACCCAACTGTTTTCAAATTCAATGGGTTTGGTTTGATGAACAACGGAGACCCAGAATCGTCAGCAAACATAAATCAAAAAGCAGGTGTTCGTCAGTATCTCAAACCGATGTTAAATGTTCGTGGCACAATTTTCTTCAAAGAAAACATAGGTCCTGCAATTCTTTCTCAATCAGTTGGAAGAACCATTCTTGAATCATCGAAGGAAAGATTGCTTGGTCAAAATCCTGTTATGGGGGCCCAACTTGCTGAAGCGTGTTTGCTTACATCCGCAAACATTGAAATCATTGGAACACCAACCAATCCTGCTGGATACAAAGTCACCTATGACATTATGATAACGGATGGAAGAACCGCAGACGGAGAACCATCAGGTTGGGATGCTGACATCTACGGACCTGCACCACAATCACCATTCTAAACAATGGCAAATAATATAGGAGATTTAGGATTCAACGGTTCTGGTTCTCGCTTCAATTCTAGATTCGGTTCTGGTGAACCCATACTTGCCAAACAGTTGAACGACCTAGCATCTGGAATTCAAACAGGTTTGCCAATGCCTTATTTGGGCGAAGGACCATCCATCTCATTCACATCAGGTGGAACGCTCATCACAAATTTAGACACGGCTATTGGTGGCGGTAATGGTGGAGAATTAAAACAGTTTGATTGTTTTATTGAAAAATGGCAAGACCCAGAAAATCCAGAAGCAGACCCAGAGTATCGTCTCCGTTGCGTGCGTGGTTTAACATCATTTGAAAACTACAATGTGGACGAAAAAGGTTTTATCACAGACGAAGTTTTTGTTTATAATCACAGATTAAACAAATGGAATGTTTGGATGACAGATTCTTTTGAATATGACCAAGACGATGACAGTAAAATTTATTTAGATGATGGATACATAAAACTTGAAAAAACAAAGAATTATAAAGTTTTCATTTACAAAGTAAATCCAACCGTTGATGCGTGGCCTGAAAGTAAGTCGGCACAAATAGCAATCGTTGAGGAAGGTTCTTCTGCTGATGAAAATGTCATTCAGAAATACAACGGTGGCGGTTCAATGCAGGTTTATCTTGTTAGCAAAACCGAACAAATTGAAAACATTGTCACGGCCGACCCGATGAACGGTTCGATTGCAAACTTTGACCCTGCGGAAATGTTGAACGATTACATCAACTTCGACTCAAGTTATTTAAGCGTCACAAGAGCAATCGGAAATCCTCTTGACCCAAATGAGCGTCACCCAAATCTTTATCCATCAGGAATGTCGGATTGGCTTTCGTATGAAATCCCAGCATTTGCAAAACCCAGCACAAATCAGTTTGCTCAAACTATTGACGGAATGATAATCGGTGGTGTTGGTAACGATATGGCTGGTGATGGGGTTCTTGGAAAACTTCGTGGTGGTGAAGGTGAAGGTAACCTTGTTGATTACGGTGCGGCCGGTTATGCAGGAAACTTTTTACAAAACGATGTAGTCAAAGCGTGGGATGTTAATGAAAGATATGGCTTTACTTCAAACCCTTATGTTTCTGGTTTAATAAATCCTGCCGACTTTGAAATAATTATTTATAATGATTTGTCTGAAAATACGGTTGTTAATTTTGACAACGCAGACTTAAACATCATTGCAAACAGTCAAACTGCCGTTTCCTCAACGACACTTGAAATGGCAACAAGTGCAGGAGTCGGCAATGTTGGTTTCAAATACTTTGATTGTGCGAGAAAAGAGATTGCATACATCAAATGGGTTGCAACTGACCCAGATGACCCAGAAGTGAAAGAACACTTTGACATTTATCAAATTAACAACGGCCCGATTAATTTTAATTACAAACCCATCCTTCTTGATGTCAAAATAGTTGAAACAAACGCAGACGCACATTGGGGAACGGACAACGATTCTTGGGTGAACCCTGATGTTGTAGAAATTCCTTATTGGGGTGACTATGAAGACGATTTAATAAGCAATAAATACAAAGAGAACGATGCGAACATTGGTGGGTTCTTGCCAAACCATCCGACACGCTCAAGCGGATAGCCCAATTTTGACTCCTGCGTAGATACAATGGCAACCGACATCATTCAATTCAAGCGTGGTTCGACATTTGGTGCGGCCGTGACCTACACCGCCAGCCAGGGTTCGCCACCTAATTTGACCGGGTTGACCATCACTTCAGACATCCGTGATTCCTCTGGGAAACTATATTCTTGCACGGTGGTTGTAACATCATCGACAACTTTCACGGTTTCATTTTCTGATTCTTCTGGTTGGAGTTTGGGTTCGGCATATTGGGACATTCGTTTTTCTAACGGAATCACTTTCTTTTCGGAGACTGCGGTTCTGAACATCGTGAACAATGTCACCGTTGCTTAATTCAAGATGCCATTATCAATCACGATACTTACAGAGGGAAGTCTAACTGCGAGCGTAGTTGGTCAAGGAATCGTTGCATCCATCGTTCCATCGCAAGCATTGTTGGAAGTTGATGTTGGTGTTCCTGGTGCGTCCGCAACTGTTAGCGTAGGCACGACCACGACAGGGGAACCAGGAACGGATGCAAGTGTTGTTAATGTTGGAACAACCACCAACGCAATTTTTGATTTTACAATTCCTAGAGGGGACAAGGGTGAACAAGGAAACGCTGGAAATTCTGCAACCGTTAATGTTGGAACAACAACCACACTTTCCGCAGGTTCATCAGCAACCGTCACAAATTCAGGTTCAACAAGTGCGGCCATTTTTAACTTTGGAATTCCACAAGGAATCAAGGGAGACAAGGGGGACACAGGAAACACAGGTGCTGGGGTGGCCGTAGGTGGCACGGCAGGCCAAGTGCTTGCCAAGATTGATGGGCAGGATTTCAACACCGAATGGGTTGATGGTGGTGCTAGTGGAGATTATCTTCCGCTTTCTGGTGGCATAATGTCTTCAGGGGCGTTGATTGATTTTTCTGCAGATGTAGATTCTAACACTAGCGTTTTGGGTGCGTGGGGTTTGGGGATTGATAATGCTAATGCTGGCGAGACGGCATATATTCAAGCAAATCAAATTCGCACATACAACGGTGATTATGTGAACGGAACAAGTCTGACTCCTAATGGAATAAACTTCAATGACGAGACCACCCAAGTCACCGCATACAATCCTGCGGTTTTAGATTCTTATCTTCCCCTTGCTGGTGGCATAATGTCTGGTGCAATCCGTTTCGATAATGTTGGAACGCAGAACATCGCAAAGGGTTCGTTCGACTCTGGTCGTGGTGGATACAATGGTATCTCACTAAACTGTGCGGTTGATTATGAATTGAATTGGCAAGCAGGGTATTTGAAAGCGTTGAATAGTGGTGGGTTTAATGTTCCAATCAATGTTGAGAGTGACATTGTAAATACAACAATTCCAGACATCGACAATCAAGGAACAAAATCGACTTTCAATTCTAATGGTCTTTCTGCGATTTATTATCACGAAGGTGGTGCAGAAAATACATTTATAACCAATTACGGACATAGTAGCATTGACCATACTTTTTTTGACAACCCACAAAACTTTCACTTAAACCAAAATGGTGTTTATGGAATTGGTGATGGTGAAGTAAGTTGGGGTGTTGGAATAGGTGGCGTAACTTTTCCAGACGCTACGGTGCAAGTGACGGCATACGACCCTGCGGTGTTGAATGGTTATGTTCCTTTTATCTCACAAGGTTCGCAACACATTACCAGAGAAATTGGTGATGGAGAAATTACTGTTGGTTATTTAGACATAGGTGCAGGAGCAAACGAAGACTCTTTTATCAAATTAACAAGCCCAGACACTGGCGGTTCAATTTCGATTAACACAACTTTTACCGACTCCTTTATAAAATTCAAAGACGATACGACACAGAACACCGCCTTCCCGCCAACAGGTGGCACGGTATCTCAATACATCGACGGCACAGGTGGCTTGCAAACAACGGTTGTTGGTGACCGCTACTTAACCTCGTCAACTTCCACGCTGACTTGCGACTCTGGTAACGGAAAAACAATGACAGTCGGCACAGGTTTATCTTACTCACGCCAGCAAGACATTACCGTATCTTACTCAAACGCAGTGCATATGCACGGCACAGTTCTTACTTATGACTCAGTGACAGGTGTAATGACTTTTGACGCTAACACGCACTCTG